ACGGTAGTGATGTTTGGGGTGGAACTTTTGATGTAACTATAGAAACTGCTTATGATTTATCTGGTCAAGAAGCAACAACAAGTGTTGGAAGTGTAAGTTTTGTAATCAGTCCTACGGTTAGTTTAACTGGTCAAGCTGCAACTACAAGTGTAGGAGATTTAGGATTGGCATTCGGTGTTAGCACTGAACCAATATCAGGAGTGGCTGCAACATCTAGTTTAGGAACTTTAGGTTTAGAATTTGGTCCTAGTGAAATTACAGGTGTTTCTGCAACAGCTTCTGTAGGAGAGTTAACTACAGGTGCAATAGAGTTATTAGATTTAACGGGAGTATCTGCTACAACTAGTGTAGGATCAATATCACCTGCAGATGTGGTAGGTTTGACCGGTGTTTCTGCTACAACTAGTGTAGGAACAATAACACCAAATGATGTAGTTCAAGGATTGACAACAGATCAAATTACATCTAGTGTAGGTATTATTGGAATTCAGGCGTACGCAAATGTTGACACTGGCTCCAATACATCGTATACAGATGTTTCAACTGGATCAAATAATACGTATTCTGATGTTGCAACTGGATCGAATACAAGTTATAGTGACGCTGCATAGGAGATAAAAATTATGGCATCAACATACAGCCCTTTGGGTATAGAACTTCAAGCAACTGGTGAAAACGCTGGTACGTGGGGGACAAAAACTAATACTAATTTACAAATAGTAGAACAAATTTCTGGTGGCTACATTGCAAAAGATATTGCAGGTGGTGCACAAACGACTACATTGTCAGTTTCTGATGGATCAACTGGTGCAGAGCTTGCACACAGAATGATTGAGTTTACAGGTACAATTTCAGGTAATCAGATCGTAACAATACCAATTGATGTTCAAACTTTTTATTTTTTAAGAAATTCAACTTCAGGATCACACACTGTACAATTTAAATATGCTTCTGGTTCAGGAGACACGTTTACTTTTTCAGCATCAAATAAAGGCGATGCTCTTGTATTTGCAACTGCAAACGATGGCACTAACCCTGATATTGACACAATATCTTTGGGTATGTCAGATATAGTTGAAGATACGTCTCCACAATTAGGTGGCGATTTAGACACAAACAGTTTTAATATAGCTTTTGATGATGCACATGGAATCAATGATGAAAACGGAAATGAGCAAATCATATTTCAAACAACAGCATCTGCAGTAAACCAATTTGATATTACTAACGCAGCAACAGGTAATGCACCTAGTATTACTGCAACAGGTGGTGATTCAAATATAAGTATTAATTTAGTACCAAAAGGAACTGGTGAAGTTCAAGCAAACGGTAGTGGATTAGCAACAACAGGAAAAGCTATTGCAATGGCATTAGTTTTCGGATAAAAGGATCACAAGGAGAATAAATTATGGCAGCACCAAATCTAGTAAATGTAGCAACTATTACTGCGAAGTCAAAACAACAGGCATTAGACACTACACTAACAACTGAGATTCTTGCTAACGCATCATCATCAGGAAAAGTTTTTAAAATTAACACCATTCTTGTAGCCAATATCGATGGTTCATCATCTGTCGATGCATCTGTATTTATAACTAAATCAGGTGGATCACCAATAGCAATTGCCTCAACAATTGCAGTACCAGCTGACTCTACATTAACTGTGATTGACAAAAACACTTCTCTGTATCTCGAAGAAGGAGATAACATAGAAGCAGGAGCGAGTGCAAACTCGGATGCAGTTATTACTATAAGTTACGAAGAATTAAGTTAATGTTAGGAGGTCTTAGGAATGACTTCTTTAAATAACAGAATTCTTAAAGTTGGAGATATAAACTAATGGCAAACGGCGGAATAATAGGACCTACTTACACACCAACAGTTCAATCAGAACTATTAACTTCGTTTACATCGGGAGGGACTTTCAATGCCCAACCTCAAACAACTAACGTTGATGTATTACTTGTAGCTGGAGGTGGTGGAGCTGGACAATTCGCTGGAGGCGGAGGAGGAGCAGGAGGAGTAGTTTTTAGACCAGCTCTTCCTATTTCTGCACCTACATCTTATCCAATATCTATTGGAGGAGGCGGATCAGGAGCGACATCAAATTTTAACCAAGGAAATACTGGAAGTGACACAACAGGATTTAGTTTAACCGCAAAAGGTGGTGGAGGCGGAGGAGCCTTCGGACCAGGAGGCGGAGGCGGAGGTAAATCCGGCGGATCTGGTGGTGGAGGATCAAATTCACCTGGAGGAGGATCTGCAACACAACCTGGTCAATCAGGAGATTCTGGAACTTTTGGATATGGAAATGCTGGGTCACCTGGAACACCTTCAAATGGATCTGGTGGCGGTGGCGGAGCTTTATCTGGTGCTGGAACAAACGTACACCCTGGAGCAGCAAATAATACAGGTGGAGCAGGTTTAAGAGTTTCATCATCTAGCATGCCTGCATCACCAGGAATAAATATACCACAAATGACTAGAGTAGTTGGTGGTGGAGGCGGAGGCCAAAATACATACGGAGGAGGACTTCTTCCTTTTGATCCATCAAGTGGTTATGATGTTACTGGGTCTGGAGCGATTCACCCTGGTGCTTTACCATCTCCAGGAGGAGGACCTGCACCTAAAAATGGAGTTGCAAACTCTGGTGGAGGAGCTGCTGGAAATGCACAAGGAGCATCTGGAGGATCAGGTGTTGTTGATGTTTTTGAACCTCAAGTAGCAAATAATACGTCTGGTAGATGGACTTTACAAGATGTATACCAATTTGAAAAGGACAATAACTGGTTTTAAATATGGCACACTTTGCAGAAATAAATTCAGATACAAATAAAGTAACAAGAGTTTTAGTTATAAGTGACTCTGATGTAGAAAACAATGGTGGAGAATACACTGCTGAATCAGAGCAATGGGTAAAAGATAATTTTCCTAATCCTGATGGATTAAATGTTTTTTGGAAACAAACCTCATACTGGACAATGAAAGGAAAACATTATGCTTACATGAGAACTTGGCATCAACCAATTGGAACAGATTTAGAAAACACAGTGGGTATAGGAAGAATATTAACACCAGATCAAAGTAAAGCTAAAAGAAAAAATTATGCTGCTGTTGATTTTACATATGATTCAAGTAGAGATGCTTTTATTCCACCTAGAGATGGTCTTCCAGATCATTATATTTTAGATGAGGATAGTTGTACTTGGGTTCCTCCTGTGCCTTATCCAGATGATACAAAATCTTATGAATGGGTGCCAGAAACTCAAACTTGGAGAGAAGTAGAAGGTGATCACGAACATTTTAATAAACCAGCATATTTTAGCGATTTCTAATACTAGACTTATATTTTTTATCTGATAGACATAAAAAGTAGAAATTAGAAATATGAATTTTGAATATCAATACTGGTATTTTTCATCAGCACTGCATGAATCTTTTTGTGACTCTGTTGTAAAATATTTTAATAATAAAAAAGAACAAACAGCAGTTACTGGAAATATTAAAAATATGAGAGAAAAATTAGGTGATAGTGCAAAAGAAAAAACAGATGACGAAATTTTAAAATTAGCTGAAGAAAAAAATATGGTAGAGCTAAAAGAATTTAAAAAGAAAAGAAAATCAAACGTTGCTTGGGGAAACGAACCTTGGTTATATAATGAGATAACACCTTATATACACACAGCAAATAAAAATGCTAATTGGAATTTAGAATGGAGTTACTGTGAAACAATTCAATTTACAAAATATAGATTAAATCAACATTATGGTTGGCACAAAGATTCTTCTCCAGAGCCTTATGGAGATGACTCATCTGATGAATTTAAAGGAAAAATTAGAAAACTCTCTTGTATTATATCACTGTCCGATCCTTCTGACTATAAAGGAGGTGAGTTAGAATTTTGTCCTGATAATTCAGAGCCTGATAAACCTAGAAACATTATGGAATGTAAAGAGGTAAAACCAAAAGGCTCTGTTATTGTTTTTCCATCTGACGTATACCATCAAGTAAAACCTATTACAAAAGGTACAAGATATTCTTTAGTAGTTTGGTGTTTAGGAAAACCGTTTCAATGAGTTTTAAAGATAAAAAATATACTGTAATTAAATCTGCTATATCAAAAGAATTAGCATATTTTGTATATAGATATTTTTTAAATAAAAGAAAAGTGGTTAAAATTTTGTTTGATTCAAATTACATTGCTCCATTTATAGAATATTGGGGTAGGTGGAATGATGAACAAGTTCCAAATACTTATTCGCATTATGCTGACCTTGCTATGGAAA